TGCACCGTTACCGCAGACGAGCCATAGTCAATAGTCGTCGCAACCGTGTTACCAATATCCAGCGCACCAGCCGTCTTCACATCAATGCCAGAACCGGCATCAGCCGTGTAAGCCGTGGCGTCAACCGCACCAGGAGTGGATATGCCATCAGCATCAACTACAAGCTGGGCAACATTCGCTCCGGCAATCTTAACAACTGTGGACATCGTAGCATCTTCCGAATCAGCTGTGAGATTATCCATAGTAACACGCAGCCAAGCCATTGCGACATTTGTCCCGGCATCGTGCATAGCGCGAACACCAGCAATGTCAGCAACGTCACCATCGGAAGCGTTTGTGTCTGTAGATGACATAAGAAACTGAGCAATGTTTGTCTCAGAACTACCCTCGCGACGGGTTGGCATATTCAACACAATAGCCGACCCATACGATGCAATAACTTCAACATCGTTCGTGAAGGTCAGTACACCCAATATATCAACATCATTGGCTTGTAATTTTCCGTCAACCGTCAATGTGTCCTCGAATGTAACCGCTCCCGTTACAGTAGCGGTCGCTGTCGTAAATGCACCCACAGATACAGCAAGACTATAAAGGACGTCCTGATATAGGTATGAATTATCTGACCATCTCGCCGTCGTTCGCAGCGGACCCGCCGCGTTGACATTATTAGCCACGGCAAAAGCCATGACTACTCCAATCACACAAAGGAGCTTTTTCATATTATCGTCCTCCTATGTTGTTGGTAATTACGCGGATCCTGCCGAACCGTATATCCCGTACCATGTCCTTGGACCATGACTAAAACGGGTGAATATCGTCCAGCTACGGCTATAGTTCCGAATCGTATCCTCCGGCTCAACCTTCGGGGCTTCGCGCATGAAGAATATGATCGGCTTTTCATCGGCAATCAGATACCACGCGGTCGGAGAAGTCAGGTAGTGACCCACTTCGTAGGACAGTCCTTTGTTCACCAATGCGTTATCCTCGAACGTACTCTTGTAGGGCGCACTCTTCGATTGAAGAATTTCAATCGCTGTACGCTCAAGATTAGGCTCGATCACGAGACGCTTTGGAATTACCTTGATGGGATTACCCTGCCGATCATTCAATCCGGCAAAGTTGAATATCCCCGACCATAGCGAATCCACACCTAACGTCAGGTCTGTAGCACTCCGATTGCTTTGTGCCGCTCCGCCAGCACCCGTGAAGGTAGCATGGCTCGTCGCGATAAGCGTCTCATCAGCCGTGTCGCTCGCACCAACCTTGTTGACCGTGAACGCCACGTTGAGATCGTATGTGCCCTGCGTTTCAAGCCTGTGGTGCATGGCAACTCCCATGGCACCCGATGTGCGCTCGACAATATTGAACAGGTCGTCATTGATGCACTCGCGTGACGCAATAACGGTGAATCCGTATTTGTCATGCGTCCATGTCCTGACCGCACCTTCTTGGAAGTGAGTCTCAGGCGCATTCTCATACTCTGGCACAACGCCGGGCATGGGAAGCTCGCTATATTCACCCATCTTCTCGTACTGTTTCGTGGACGACCTCTGATCGCACCACATCTTGTATTCCTCTGGATGCAGGGCAAGATTCATATAGAACTGCTTGTTGATTCTCGCATCAAAGAGATTTTTTACTGCTGCACTTAACATAGCCATAACTCAATCCTCACTTTCGATCTTGTCTTGTTGGGATTACGCCGCGTTTCCGAAGTTCGCCATCTTATCAAATAACCAGCGGAACTTCACTCTTGGGTTGTAGTCGCCTATTGCGTCAATGGCGTCGGTAACGATAACCATTTTTGTAGTTTCGTCATTAACGTCAATCAGCCAGTTGCCGTCGGAAGCCTTGATTAGGCTATACTCGCTTCCGATGTGCGACGCAGCAAGAGCAACCGCAGACGTTGCGTTGATAAGAGTGCCTTCCCCTTCAAAATCAGGGGTTGCCTCATAAAACCCGACATCCGTCCCAGCAGTACCACTCGCATCACTGGCAGCAATGCCAACAATAAGAGTCGCAGCCGTAGTACCCGCCCATTCCTCCAACTCTGCGCTTGTGTCATCGCGGACAAGAGGCGCGCCAGCTATATAGGTCTGGCTTAATTCCTCGCCTAATGTATTTTCCCACTTGATGCCATCTTTACCCTCCTGAATATGAGGAGATAGCGTTCTCGCTACTTTTGTTGCCATAATTCATTCTCCCAATTACCTTGATTACGCCGCATTGCCAAAGTTGTCCATCTTGTCGAACAACCAGCGGAACTTCACCCGCGGATTCGTGTCACCGATTGCATCAATAGCGTCAATTACGATGACCATTTTCGTGTCCGTATCGTTGACATCAATCAACCAGTTTCCGTCGGAAGCCTTGATTAGGCTATATTCACTACCAATGTGACCAGCGGCAAGTGCAACGGCTGAAGTGTCATCAATAAGCGTACCTTCTCCGACAAAGCTCGGTGAGGCTTCATAATATCCGACATCAGTACCGGCTGTTCCGCTTGCGTCTCCAATAGCAATACCAACAACGAGTTCTGAATCCTCACCGCCATCCCATTCCAATAGCTCCTTGCTCGTACTCTCGCGAACGAGTGGTGCGCCCGCTTTATAGGACTGGCCGGTTTCCTCTCCGATATGATTTTCCCACTTGACGCCATTCTTCCCACCTTGGATACAGGGAGATAGCGTTCTCACCACTTTAGTTGCCATAATTATTCTCCCGTTGTCTTACTTTTGAGTTCCATCGAATACTGATACGCCAACAGATTCGCCAGCAATGCTTTGTAACTCTTTCGCTTTGTTGGCGTTTCCAATCGTGCGCTCTTTATCCAGTCTGGTTAACATGGCCTGCTGGCGGGCTTCCATCATGGCCTTCGGGCAACACATGAGGATTCGTGTTTTATTCAGGATTTTGGGCTTACCTGGCGTTGGGCGTTTCATTCCAAAAACGATTTCATCCCCAACGGCTTCCTCGTAGCCGAGTCTGGCAAATTGTGCCATCTCAACCATATCGTCTTTTCGGGCAAAGACGTAATACAAATTAGGGTCTTTATCCAGCACTTCCGTCTGATCGTTAGCCCAGACAGCGGCTGTGATCTCAACTTTCTGAACACCATCTTTCTTGTCGGCCTCTCTCTGCTCATCAATTTTCTTTGCCGTGCCGACTATTTCTGAGGCTCCAACGGTATCTGATCTTTCAATATGTTTCTTTATCATTACTAATCCTTTTTGTCAAGAAGTTTTTTCACTTATTTTGAAATTGTTTTATTCCACGCGATCCTTAGCCGCTTTTGTTGCCATAGCCATAGCCTTTGCAGGATCAAGCCAATCAATTATTTCACGCTTGCTACTGAACTTCCCAGCCGCTTGTTTCTGAACCTCCGGATCGTTCAACCAGCTTGGCATACCATTGGACTTCAGAGAAGTACGCGGTGTGCCTGCAATCAAGTTGCGGTCGAACGTGGCTGTATCGTCACCATCACCACCCTTGCGATCTTTAGTACTAGCCGCGTCCATGAGTTTGACGAACTCCAACTTCTGTTTCAAACTCAGGTTTACCATATCAGGTCTTGCGGTATTCAACTCCTCCACCATAGCCATATGCTTTGCATTGTCAGGCTGACTCATAAAGAGTTCCTGAATCAACGACTCCTTCAGCTTCGACAACTCTTGCTGGTTTTGGTTACGCATTACGTCGCGGTCAGCCGCAAAGTCCTGAACCATTTGCTTAACAGCTTCCGTTGGTGAATCCTCCCATTTTTTAGTAAGCCCATCAACATATTCATTGATCGTAGTTTTCGGCTTTTCGTCAACTTTAGGATCCGGCTTTTCCTTCTGCTCCGCCGTTAGCATGTGCAGTTTATGCTGTGTGTCACGAAGCCTCTTGTCGTAAGTCTCACGTTCCTGTTCCGACTTCTTCAGCTTTTCCTGCCACTCCTTTTCCTTCTTGTCAAATTCTGACTTGATGGTTTGTGTGGCATCGTCATCATCGGGCAATGATGTAGCTTTGCGCTCTCGTTCGAGTTCTTCTTCCATGATTGCGGTTTCGTTGAGTATCTCCATCTTTTCCGCATGGGCGGCCTTATCGTTCTCCGGGGCAACTTGGGCTTGGGCTTCTTCTGCCATGATGCTTCTCCTGTCTTCTTATTATGACGGCACGGGCGTTCCGCCTTGTTGAGCGCCGAGAGCGGCTGAAATCTGTTGGCCTGATTGTTCGCCGGGAGTGGTAGCTGACGGGCCGCCCGTCTGGGGTTGCCCGAACCCAGAGAGTGGAACGGACCCGCCAGCTACTTTTTCTTCCCTTTTCAAACTTTCAGTCTGATTGATATGCTGTCCAAGGATATTTGCGTTGGTATTCTTGTCGGTCTGAGCCTTCCAGAGTGCGGCATAATGAATACGAAGATGCGACTCATGGTTCTCTCCGCGTTGAGGCATATCGAACTGAGCGTATTGCAGAATTGCTGTATTTTCCCACAGGGCGGCCTTGATTGACTGATCCTGCGCGGTTTCCGGTATGAGTTCATGCGGGTTGTCTATGTCCATAGTTTCAGCCATACGCAACAGAATCCTATTCTTCTTCTGCTCGTCAGTTACCATCGTGAAAAGCTGCATGTAGAACTGTTGCATAGTGGCCTTGTCGCTCAATTCCTGAACCGCCTTGACTATCGGTATGTAATGGCCTGCAAATTCAAAGCTGAACTCCATGCCGTCGGGACCGATTATCTTTGCAATTTCGCGGGCTGACATATAATTGTTGACATAGTTGGCGAACTTCCGCATATATCCTGCGATCAGGTCTTCTTCGATTGCGGCCATATCCGCGAAGATAGGTGTAGTTGCCGACACACGCGCACCCTGATATTCAGATGCCGACGTTCGCCCGCCCATTGCCACGCCCATTACCGCATCCGTGGTATTCATTATCTCGCGCATTTCATTCTTGCACCACACAATCGTTGACATGATCGTGCCTGTCATATCGGAAAGCTGAAACTCGTAAATTGCGTCCTTCGGATCTCCGTCGCATGGAATTGCCGCGCTATGCCCGAAGTCTATCTGGTCTTTATTGATCCGTAGCGGATCATACAAAAACGGTTTGCGCGTATTCTTGCTTCTGTTATCTATCATCTGGTTGACCGCGGTGCATATCTGGTCGTAGTAGCTCTCACATTTCTCGCCCAGCGATATATGATAACAGCCTATATCGTCTTCTCCGTGGTTCGCCTTCAGCAACGGAATGCCGTCAGGGAATGGATTACGCCTGATTTCCATGATCTCACAGCTCACCGGATCGCCAAGTATTCTGACGCGATACCTGTATTCCTGCTTATTCACATCCCATTCCCCTGTTTCGGGGTTGAGTGGAAGCATTATCCAGACTTCCCACTGTTTGAACATACCACGCTGCCTATCCGTATATTCACGATCAGCGTTGCTGGCCTCGTCCTGCTTGTGAGTGTTGTACTGCGACGCCACCGTTTCCTTGTAGCCCTCAAGCGTTTCCCGTAGCTTCTCGTCGTCCTTACTCGGAAGGATTATCTTCTTGGCCTCGCTGTCTTTCCAGAGCTGGTTCCATTGCATAGGTGAACGAATGAAGACCGCATGCTGGTCATCGAGCTTCTCTATGTTAGGATCCATCCATACCCTGTCTATCTCAATGGTATTAAATCCAGGCAAGTCCATTATATTAACCGTCTTCTTTGTGAGCTTGTGCTTATTGCCATCCCCTCGCTTTAACAACCGAAGCTCTACTTGCTCCTTCTCCCACGGAACGCTCGCGACACCAGCCCCTTTGAGATATATCTGATACAGCGTTCGCCTCAACTCGCGCTTGAACTTCGTTCTTTGCATTGACTTATGCAACAGGCGCGTGAGGATTTCAGCGTTCTTCTTAATTGCCTCAAACAAATCGATGGACTCGTGTGGAAGCGGCTCGTATCCGTAGTTCTTCAATCCGTCGGTGAACGTCTTGTAGGCCATGCTGACAAGCTGGTTGATCCCCACCGTAAACACACCGTGGCTTTCGTTAGCCCTATTCTTGATTTTTAACGCGGCTTCCGGCTTGATACGATACATTAAATCGTTCTTCTTCCAGATTTTCTCAAGATCGTCGCGTGAACCTATGTCGGTGAATGCCTGCTGGACAGCCTTCTTACACTCATCCACAATAGCCGGTTTCGATGCAAAGTTCTCAAATGTGTCTATCACGCTGAAACGCTCTTCTTCTGCTATCATAGCCTCGTCGCCTTCTGCAAGCATCCTTGATTGTTCAGCAAGCGTGTTCAACGCGGCGTCAGTTTCAGCGGCCTCTTCGGGAGTCATCCCCATTTCACCTTCAGCCATAGGCGGTTCGCCCGGCATCATTTGTCGTTCGTCTGGCATAGTATATGCTCCTCTGTGATAATATGATACAGCTCACCACCAAGCTGACATTCAATGGCTAATCCGTGGTTGTAGAAGACTCGCGCATCAGGTTCAAGCTCTATGCAGTCCGGCCCCATATCCAACAACTTGCCATCATAGACCTGTTCTGGCGCATTAGGCAATTCTATCCTACCCACCACCTGTTCGCCCTTTTCCGGCTTAATCAACACGAACGAACCAAGCGGAGAAAATGTTTCGGTCTTGCCAATCCTACCCATAATTCCGATAATCTTATCCTCTTGCGTGATAGAGGCTCTTCGCTGTTCAAAGGGAAGGAACGTATAATTCTTGTGAAACATCACGCGCTGGCCGACCTCAACGAGCTTGACAAGTTCGCCCACTTGTATGATCTCTCCGAACGCCGTGTATTTCCTGTATTCATCAGGAACGACTATCACGCCGCTGTCCTCCGGCTGTGGATCCCTCACCATCAATACGTTATTTCCTATAACCCTGAACTTGTGTTTTGATAGATCAAGCATCCCCATCCTCCTGCGGTTGTTTGACGAATTTCTCTATACTCTCAAGAAACTGGATAATCTCTTTGATTCTTTCAACGCCACCCTTCAATTGGCCGTCCTTGAAAGCATCGCCGGACACGCGCTCCACATGATTTTCGGCAACATATTTCTCAATGATGGCATTCTTCAAATGGAACCAGCCGGGCTTACCCACGATGCCGCCAAGCTCCTCGACCTGTTTAACTTCGAAGCTCTGATTCATCTTAGTAACCACTCCTCAAATGAAGAGGAACAAACACATTCTGTTCATTCATTCGTTTCTGGTAATCGCCTAAATAGCGTGGGTTCTCGCTTGCTATGTATTCGCTTGCGTCTATCAAATGGTCGTCCTTGTTCTGCTTTGTTTCTTTCGGATTATGTCGTTCCATTCCAGCTTGTCGCGTCTCAAATATACAGCGTTCCCATTCCCATATCCATTTCGGACACTTCGGCCTTGACACATAGAACCTTGGTGCGCCCTGCGCCCCCGTCACCATATGCTTGCGCTGTTTATCAATCCTGACCAACGCCCTTAAATTCTGTGCCCGCGCCTCTTGTTCCAACTTCACGCTCTCGCAGACGTTCAGTCCACCTATCTGAAAATAAAAAGATATAGGCTTTCCTGTCCCGCCCTTCTGCTGAAAACAATGCCAATCCAGCCACGTCCTCACATAATGCTGACGCTTTGGCTCTTCTTTCCAAACATCAAAACTCATTCCTGTGTTACTGTCAAGCATTTTTTTAATTAAAATTCGCGTGTTACCACTTTTCTCAATTATGAGCGGGGTATGTTCAAGCGCATCCTTCCCGCTGACATAATACTCGTCATAGAGAAAAACGTCGCCAACAGGACTCACGGCAACGAAGGCACATGCCGTAGGACTCACGTACCCGTAATCTATCGCCCTGTAATGAGTCCAGCCTTTATCCTTGATGTCGTCATACGTCCAGTCAACGAAATGGACGTCCGGCTCGACTTCGGAATAGAATAACCCGGATATTCTCTGGAACAGCCCAAAATATCGTGCCTGACCCTCGTAGTAAGCCTCCGTGTTTCCGCTCTTCCTAGGGCCTTCTACCCATTTTTCATACGCCGCCTGCTTCTGCTCGGCACTATAAATCCTGTCAGGCACTTCATTCACACCTATCCGCGTCCGTATCACGTCATGCCCCATTGTGTCTGCCCCTGTCCACACATCTTTAAGCCAGCTATTTATTCCAGTGCTTGTTGACCTGCCTTCCACTTTATGAGGAGTGAAAGGAAATATCCATTTAACACCCCCAAGCGTCCTGCCACGTTCGTCCAACTCGTTGAAAAAGCTCTTCGGCGGCTGTTCATCAGCCAGCACTTCAGTCGTCTTGATCCCCGCGCATACGTTAGCATCCTGCTCATAACTCAGCATGATTATCCTTGACCCGCACTTCAGCGGTATCCGCGGGTGTCGCTCCCACGAGGGCTGTCTTGTCCCGCCTAAATTGAAAGGCGCATATTCGCCAAGCTCTTTTGCCGGTATCCACTTCTGCAACTCCGGCCATAGCACATCGGTCAGCTGACCCATGTTATAGCCAAGACATACCAGCGTCTTCGGACCCTCCCATTCCCTGAACTTCACGCCATGCTTCTTAAATATCGTCCATTCTGGATCGCACTTGATGATGCCTAATATCTTCTTCACAACTGCCAAACATGTTTTACCCACCTGATTCGGACTACAGTTCATAGCCACGCTATGTTCGCAATCGTTAAGCCAGCCCAAGGCGCTCATCAACTGAAATCCACAATCGTAGCCGAACTTCTCCGCGCCATGCGGATTGAAGAACTGTATCTCGCATGCAGCCTTCCTACGCTCCAATTCAGCCAACTGCCGCTTTAACTCAGAGTCAGCTTCAACCTCTTCCATGGGGTACTCAATCAACTCATCCCCCAGCCAAAGTTGATAGATTCGCTCTTCCTTCAGCATCTACACCCCCATTCAATAGTTTCCTTATCATCGTCTCCGGTTCCACCACGGTTACATGAGTATCAGGCATTGCCCCACATTTAGGACAGGAACTCATGCACTCCGTAATATACCGGCCCCACATCAGCCCGCACCTATCACAACAATAAATAAACAGAGCGTGATCCGCCAGGTTCTCTTCAAACCTCTGAACCTCGGAGTAGCTTGTTAGCATCTTCTTCTTCCCTCGACTCATCGTTCACCTCTTCGGTTATATCAATAGCATCATCATGCCTCTTTACTTTTCGCCTTACCCTGTATATCAACTCCTCGGTATCTTCTTCCTCTTCCCCTTTACCCATCTTAGAGATTTGCGAATACTGCAAGTCAGCCACATCCGCCAACAACTTAGCGCTACGTGCCTTCTCGCGCTCCTCCATCTTACTCACATCTATACTGCTTATCAACTGGAACGCCTTCCTCTCGCTCATCTCTGCTATACTCAGATTCCGCGTCATCAATGCGGCCATCGTCAAGTCGGGATGTTTCTGCCGCGCCCGCTTCACCGTCCGGACATTGATCCCCAGCTTCTCGGCTACCCGCGGCTGACCATATACCGCACTCAACACAGCTATCATCTTTGATCGCTTGTCCTTTGGTGCATCCTTGTACGCAGCCCGTAACTCTTCCTCGTTCCCAGCCTCAAGCAGTCCCAAGTCGAACGCTATGATATTCTCGTCTGTAGGACGTAACTTCGTCTCCCGATACTTCGCGCTCGTATGTAAGCCCAAGTTACCCATCTCTCCTGCCTCCCCCTCGCAACTCCTAAAACTTTTCCTGAAATATTTTCCTTTATGCTTGACATTTTACACACCACCTGATATAAAGCAAGTAGAAAAGTAAAGAAAGTTTCTACAATCATTTTTCCTCTCCTCAAACAGGAGAGGCGTGTAGCCGTGACACAACCTGAAACATGGACGCCACGGTGAATGTGTAGCCTCGCCAAAGCAAAGCTACACCTCTGCGCCAGTATCGGAAATCAGGTGGACGTTACTCGGTTCTATCCCGACCGTCGGGCGTTATAGCCTAACACCGTTAGCAACCTGACTGGCTGGGAAGGGGCATTAGACCGCAAGGTAGCCCTTTCTCGTAGTAGGTATGGGGAACAAATATCACACCCCACCTCGGAAGCACTTAGCCCACGTTAGCAGGCTACGGCAGCAATGGATAACAGAGGCCGGAGAAGTGCTTGGAGTTAATAGCTCCCTTCCTCCCAGAGGAAGCCTTCCTTCTATAGGTGGGCTTTCTCTGTCCAGAATTATTCCAAACGTATACCCTCTAAGAATACCAACATCTCCCTACTATTATACACCGCGTACTCCTCACCAACTGTGCCATTTTGTCACACCTGTTATTTAAGGCACTTGCTTACTGTTGCACTGTGCCATTATGTCCCTATTTAAAAAGCTATATCTCTGAGGCATCGTG